TCTTTAATATTCATTCCTTTTCTTACATTATTAAATAAATCCTGTGCCATCTTCCTGTTCATCGAAGTTGGAACACCTCTTAAGAAACCTTCGAAGTCATTCTCTGCAGCTGCCTTTCTTTGTTTTGATGCAGACATACCTGATACATCATCAGAATCAGCATCACGATTACCAGCAGAACGAACTTCGATGTTATCAAAATTATAGAGTTTACCATTATAAGTTCCAGTAAGTTTCTCAAACTCACCAACACGATCACTACCACCCACAATTCTTACATTTGTATATCCATCAGTATGTGCCTTCTTTAATACATCAAAGATTGTACGATTTGCTACATCATTAACGATCTTATCCTTATGTTTTGGAAACATCTGTTGCATTGCGGATACTTTCATATCAGGATCTAATGGATTCTTTTTCTTATCCTGACTTCTTGATGGCACAATTACATAGTCTCCATCATCTGATGATGTTGCCACAGTATCTAAAAGTTTTTCATGTCCTGTGGTTGGTGGATTAAATCTACCAAATGCAATCGTCAATGTTCCCTTCGTCTTCTCCACCTCTGGTGGAATTAACTCAACTGGTTTTTCCTGTTGAGGTGGTGATTGTGATAATTTCTTTTCTTTTTCTGTCTGTGGTGGATCTTGCTGCCCTACTCTCTGTCTTTTATTAAAAAATTTAAGTTGTCCTCTTTCTGTCTTTGCAACAAACTCCCCATCTTTATCATACCATCCTCCGTGACCGTCACTCTTCAAACCCATACGTGTGGCTTGTTGAACAGCAAGAGATTCACTTAAAAATTGGAAAAAAGTTTTCATCTGCAAAGTTTCATCGTTACGGATCTTTCGTTAGCGATAAGATAATTGATGAGATTCTGTCTCATTATAACATATTTATCCTTCTTTCGTTTACGTTTTTCAGAATTAATTAAGGATTCAATAGTAGTAAAACAATGATATAAAAAATCATTAAAGATTTGTTTTCTATTTTTTGATTTAGGTTCAAATGAACGAATCAATTGATCTATAGTTATTTTCATTAGTATAATTTGCCAAAAGGACCAAACCTATCACCCTTCTTTATAGACAAAAATAACATGTCTGTCCAGAATTCAGTGAACTTTTTATCCGAATTTATTTTAAATACTTCATCTAAAAAATGAAGTTGCATAAGTTTACTAGTTGCAACAAATGGTTTATCACTATTAAACTTATCCTCCATAACTGTCAAAAACTCTTTTGAGTCTTTAACATTTGTTGTTACTTTTTTTGAAACTCTATCAAACATCTGTTTATAATCATTTTTATCTCGACCATCTATCTTCTTTACAAAATCACTTAGATTCTTCGGATAGTTTTGATGTTTATCCAAATAATTAAGACCATTATCTTTCATAAGAGCTTCGACTGCTTTTATCTGTGCCTTTCCACCTCTAGCTTTTGATGCTCCTACAGGTTTAGACTCGAACTTTAAATTTTGATTTGCCTTCGAAGTATCATTTGAAGTTACTTGAAAATTATAATCTGCTCCACTAGATTGTCTTAATTGAATAGCAGAGTCCAATGATTGAGAATCTGAAGTTGGTTTGAAATTAATTATAATTTTTATATCTTTATACTTGTATTCATCAACTTCATTCAATGTTAATTTTTCAATGTTATATTCTTCCCACCTAGCAACATTACCAGAAGTTTTTTTCAATGATATACCAACTAATTCATTTGCCTTATACATACCTCTCATAACCGCATTAAGTTGTTGTATTGTTTGAGAGTCTTTACTACCAAACACAGTCTCCTCAAGTTTTTTCATCACTGCAGTAGAATTACCACGCACACCCCATATATCAGATGGGTTCCAATTGTCTTTTTTTGATATTCCAAAATTATCTTTAATCAATTTGGATATAAAATCCATAAATCCACCCGTGTGATCAAACCTGTTAATTTGAGTATTTGCAAATAATTCTAGTATTTTCTTATGTTGCTTCCAAAAAACATCTAACCAATCAGAATCTACATCAGGATATATTTTTTTCAATCCTTCCATAAATTTTTTATCGGACATAAATTTATTAATATTGCTAAATCCACTTCTTTTATTATTGAGAACGTATTCAAATACATACTTTGATCCTGCCTCCTGCATAGCTGTTGTCTTTGCATCAGGAGCCTTTCCTTCTTTTTTACGTGTTTCTCTAAATCTAATTCCCTTATAATTATATCCATCCTTTAAATCTATATCTACTACTTTTCTACCACCCACATCTTTTTTTGTTCCTCTACCTGCATAAAATTTTAAGACTGCATTAACATCAACTAGATCACAGTTAATTACCCAATTTTTGGTTTTAGATTTATTCCATGATAAATCTGCTCGAAAGTTTGTAAATTTATGATTTTTTATTACACCTTCCAAAAAAGGTTTTAAGTCTTTTGGTGCATGTTTAATGGCTTCTTTCTGGTTGCCCATTACTAACTACTTTTTCAAATATTTATTAGTTCTTCCTTACTGGAACATCTATTGTCCACGATCCACCTTCCAATACCTTTAGTTCAAAATTCTTTTCAAAGTATGCTTTACGTTTCTTTGCTTCTGATTCAAGTTTCGTTAGATATGCTTCTCTACCAGGTTCTGGTTGTATCTCACCATAATGCACACCATAAACCATATCATTAACTGATGGTTTTTCTATACCTAAATGATTGCAAATTAAGAGATCAACTGAATCAAACAATGGATTCAAATCTACGCTAGATCTAGCATTGACAGCAATTTCATCAATATCATCTGTGCTTATTAAAGTACCATCAATAACTTTATCTCCAAAGTTAATGTATCCCATCATTTTTGTGAGTCTTTCTTCAACTATTTTGTTTAAGTTGATTGTAACTTTGATGTCTTTGTCTATGCTCATTTTTTAATGTACTTTTGAATGACTTCAATCTGATCCATATACTTTGCAATCATATTAAGTTCATGTTCAATTGCTTCCATAACATCAGAATGTTCTCCAATACCTGCAGGATTGGTCAGGTAAACCTCAATGTTTGCCTTATGTTTCTCTATATCACCCTGTGCGTGAGAAATAAGTGCTTTAATAATTTGTTCTCTCATCTGTCACCTGCCTTACGGTTTTCTGAATAAAAGACATCAAACTCTCCACCAGGATATCTCTTCTTTAATTTTTCAACATTACCTGCAACCACATCTTCTATTGAAACATCAAGTGCCATACACGCTTGCATTACGTACCACATAACGTCACCCAACTCAATAATAAGATGTTCTCGATTAT